CCAGCACGACCTCTCATTGAACACATTAATACGTTAGGATACTCTAACTCATAGTTAAGAATAGATGCTACTTGATCACCAACATCATTTACTTCACATAATACATAAGCATTATTATATGCTCGGGCAACGTCGTTAATCACGTTGGGAAAAAGCATTGGTTTGATTTCGTTGTTTCTATACTTTGCTACGATTTTGTATGGAACAGTAGTAATATCAAAAACAATAAAAGCCGAATAGTCACCACCTATACCTCTTGAAACGTCAGCTGAAATAATATATTCTGATTTTGGGTTTGGAGTTTCGTAAACATCAAGACCTTTGTTGGAACTAATTGGAGTATCAAATGCTAATGTTCTTAGCTTGGAAGCAGCGATAAGAGTATCAACTGAACCCAAAAATTCACAATTATGTGATACAATATTGTTAGCATAATATAAATGATCTAAACCAGAATTAACAATATCAAAAAGTTCTATTGGTTCATGTATTACTTCTGAACTTGTTATAAAACATCCGCCAGTTTTTGTGTAAATTTCTATGTGTTTATTTAAATCTTTTGCTTTTATAATTCCTTCTATTGTGGACAATGGATGATCTAAAGAACATTTGAGTTCTTCATCATTTGTAAATTTTAAATGAATATATTGATCTTTTTTTATCTTATTGATACCATAAAAAGTTTCGTACCCATTAGGTGTTTCAATTTTTATATTTTGGTTATTTTTTACTACTGTTTCTGGCAGATTCATTCTCTAATTGTTTTTTGGTTGCAAAGTATGTCATAAAGTTCTCCTATTGGGATATCATATATTACCCCGTGTTCATTAATATTTATACGAGTATTATGTGCTAAACTTTCAAACTCCTGCGTAAACTGTCGCTGAGAAGTGTTCTTAATTGTTTCTTCTTTCCACTTGGTATCACGCCCAGGAACTTCAGACCAATGAACCTCTGTCCAGATATAATTATTTCTATTATTTTGAGCATCTACCCACAACTTATAGAAGTGGTTCATACCATAGGGAGTAGAAATAATAATAACTTTTGTTCTAGTACCAGATGAAATGGTTGGGTATACTGACGAGAAAAAATCCTCAGCAATATGATTTGGAACGAAAGCAAATTCGTCCAAGAAAATAATGTTAAATGACATTCCTCGTACAGCAGATGCTGAGGTTGATGCCGCCATAATCTTAGAACCGTTCTCCAGTTCCATGGAGCCTTTGTTCCAAGATATAACTCCTTGCTGTAACCATTTGGGAAGATTTTCGTATGCTGTTTGTAATCTTCCTAATAGGTCACGGGCAGTGGCTGCTTTGTTTGCCAAAATACCAATGTTAGAATTATCATTAAACAAAGCAAAGTGAAGCAGATAAGAAACCACAACTGTAGATTTTCCTGTCTGTCTTGGTAGTTTGGCAATGTTGAATCTGTTTTCGTGAAACTTTTTTACGAGATCTTGTTGAAAATCATACATTCTAAAAGGAATCAATCCTTCATCAACAGAAACAATCTTGACATAATTTAATGCGAAGTATACTGGATCTTCTTTACATTCCAGATACTCCGCAATTTGTTTTTTTGTCCACCGATGAGCAACGTTCGCTTTTTTTAGAAGCGGATTACCCAAATAAATTTGATCATTACTACTCATTCAATCCTCTTTTTATATCTTTTTCCACGGCATCCATATTGTTAAATCTATTTTCCCAACCCTTACCATCAGTGGTTCCTTTGACTGGGTTAATACATGTATCATCTCCAAACTTGTCACAAACTAAACTGGCAAGTTCTGTTTCATTTCCTGGCTTATTTGTTCCTGTCCAAAAGTGCTGACCACCTATCCAACACGCCCCACACTTAGGGCAGATTTTAGTATCCATATTTATTACTCAATAGATAATATTATATTTAGATTATAATGTTCGTGCGGTAACAATAATTACCAAACTTATGTTAGTAAATCCTCACCCTTGATACGAAACAGCGACAGCTCTTACATCATCATTAGAAGCAAATATTTTTTGAGTGGCAAGTTTTCGGATTACTAAAGATTCACTTGGAGCAATACTGAAAGTTGCTACCGTTGCTGGTGTTGCTGCTCCATCGGTAATTGATACGAGGTGTGTTGTATTTCCTCCAGCATCGTGAAATACACGAACCTCAGTGGCACCTCCAATTGTTGAAGCAGTACCCGTATTTGTGGGTAGGGCAATTTCAGTTCCTAAAATTTTAAGTCTCATATCATATACCTTTTATTTTTTATTTATTCTTCATCCATCTTCTTGCTCATGTCCTTGAGCATTTTTTGAAGATCTGATGTACTACCAACAAACATAGTATTGTTAACTGTAGTGGGCGAAGATCCTTTCATAGGAGCATCTAACTCCTTCATTTTTTTCTGAAGGTCAATTAATTTATCGGTCATGTCTGAGACCTGCTTCATAGCGTTCACAGCGACCTCAAACGCTCTTGGGTGCCCTGACTCCTGAGCAACCTCTAATGCCCCTTGTACGGCCTCCTGGCCCTTCTCTATGAGGTCGTAGAGTTGACCTCTTGTATATTCGTAGTCCTTTTCTGGATCTTCTTTTTTTACCTTGGGTAATTCCACAATAGAATCTACTTCGGTGCTTACTTCAGAAACCTCTATATCAAATATTTCTTCCATGTTCTTTTCAAATTTACTCATAATAAATCAATCTCTCCGTTGAATCCAAAATTATCATCTGGCGTTACCAACGCATCATCTGCAGAATTAATTACACCATCGTCATTATAATCTTCAAGTGCTTTTGGTGTGTATGAAAATTTAGCATTCCGTTTGTTTTCTTGAAGATCACCCACAGTTTCAAAAATGATTGCCTTACGAATGATGGCAGATTGATTGAAGGGACCGTAGACATATGACTTAGCAGTGAATTGAAAAGTCCAAGTTATAATTCTTCGGTTAGCAAATTCACCATCCCATGAATCATCAAGATCAATATCGTTTAAAACAATAGCGACATCTCTCTTTTCATTCATATCAGGAATGAAATTAATAGTGATATTAAAATTTGGTTGAAAGTATGGTAGAATTTGTTCTACAATTTGTAGTCCATCATCTTGTGACTTTGCTAACACACCCAATTCAAAATCAATATTATAAGGAATTGGAACATATTGAACTCTTACTTCATTACCATTATCAGCAATAATACTTCTATATTTTTGAACGGGAGATGTTTTTCTTGTTGAATCATAATTAATTTTTGTCATCTCAAAATACACACGAGGCAATCTCATATATTCGTATGGTGCTCCTGGTGTAGGATCTGGGTTCTGTTCAATACGAGCCAAAAATTTATCCTTTGGACCATAAGCAACCGGAACTTTTTGAACCTCTAAAACATTATTGTTTTCGGGATTTTTACGTTGAATTTCAATGTTGTTGAATAATGTTCCGAAGCCAACTACAGTTTTTCGTATTGCTTCGTTATAAAAATGATTTCCTAACGTTTTTTTATACCCGTTTATTCAAAACAACTATATTTATGAACCCTTGAAAATGCTTGAGTTGTAGTTTCTTTTTTACAACCCAAACAACAACATCTTCTTCGTGAATTTGGATGTTTTTTACCAAGCTTTGATTTTCGGTAATTTTCTTTATGTTCTTCGGTTCTTTGCTTACCTGTATTTATCTCTTTCATTATCAATCCTTGATCTTTTCTTTTTTGTGGGCTATTTGCCCAATATTTTTTTAAAGATTCTGCTTGTTTTTTTGCGGAATCTTTGTTCCACATTGGGTTGTTGGATGAGTTTCTTTTTATACAAGTTTTTCTTGAACTATTTTTTATTGATTCTATAGTTGCTTCGTATGGAGTTATCTGACCAGATAACATTTTCCAAGCTATTTTATCTTCTTTGTTATTCCATAACAACCAATTACAATAATGAAACATGGCGTGTTGTGTTATTGTAACTTCAACTAAATTGTTTTTTCGTCAGATCCTCCCATGTATCTTGGAATTATATGATGCTTATGTTTTTTCACAGGCTCTTATTTTTACGACACTAATATTATTTAGAAACTATCTCCAAAATTACCATACTCTCCAAATGGATTCTTTTCATTAAAATCAAGAATCACATTTGACTCGTCTTGAATGTATTTATTTTGATCGTAATCAGTATTAGGATCTTCTTGAGTATTAAACGATTCAACCTCCCACTCTGCATCAGATTCTGATCCTGTTAAAATCTCTTCTTCAACAAATGTACCTGTTCTTGTAATTACAGTAAGAGTTCTTGTGGTCGGATTCCATTTAGTTACCTTTGCCGTAACACCAGAAATACTTCCTGTAACTGTTTCTCCAACTTCATATGCTATAGTACCACTGCCATTTAGCATGACAACATTAATAGCAGCAGTAAGAATATTTTCAATTAGATCAATGTCAGCAATGCCAGTGTCAATAGATTCGTTACCCATTTCATAAATTTCTGCAGTGATCTGATAAAATTGTAGTTTACCAAATTGATGAAATACTGCTTCTACTTCTACAAACTTAATCTCATAAAGATCTTTAGTAAGTGGGAAGAATAATAAATCTCCTTCAAGTGGTCTGTTAATACTCTTATATTCATTAGCAGTTGCTTCTTGAATCCATCTTCTTTGTGATACAATAAATTTGATTTCGTCTGTTACCTTGAGACCAAACTTACTAATAAATTCTGAT